AGCAGCAGCAGGGTGTAGCGGTACCCATTCGGGGTGATTGAAGCAGACTGCACCGGAGTGCCACTGCTAATCGTCGTCGAGGCCAGCAGCGACTGCCCTCGCATGGTTGTCTTCCCGTCAAAGTTCATCTTCCGACTTCTTCCTGCGGCCTCGCCGCTTGGTCTCCACGCTAGCCGCTTCCTCGGCCGGCGGCTCCGGCGTGATCGCCTCGAGCACTTCGGCCGCGTGTTCGATGTTCGGCCTCGACGCACGCCATCTGTTCAGCAGCGCGCCCGGCCACGCCTCTTTCGGCGTCTCGCTCGCGCCAGCCGGTGCCGGCTCGAGCTTGTACTCCTGCCCTCGGATCTCTTCGACCACCCAGGGGTCGCCAAGGTCCAGCGTCTGGCCCTCCAAAAGCCACGCCTTGTTCACGCCTTTCGCCTTTGGGTCGTGAAGCGCATGCCCTTTTCCAACGATGTGCAGGCTCATGGGGTGACGCATGGCGCGAGTTGTAGCACAAGGGCCGCCGCCGCTCGCGGCGACGACGGCCCTCGATTCCACAGTCCGTCAGACGATCAGTCGATCGAGAAAGCCATCGTGCTCAAAGTCACGCTAGGATTCGTGGGATTGATCAACACGATGTCTACGGAGTAGGGCACGGCCGCTGTAGCGACCACGCCCACGGCGCGAAGATAACGCTCGGCCTTGTCCGTGGTTCCAGCGGTGTAGCTGTTCAGGCGGATGCGGGCGACATATGTCGTCTCGTCGCCGGTCGTTCCGTTCACCTGAGTGAACGCCGCGCCGGTAAGGTCAGCGAATGTCGAGTTGTCTGCGCTGTCCTGAATCTTGACGTCGAGCGTGCCGGTGGTGCCGAGGCCCACATTCAGAATCACGACGGCTTCAGCAAAGCCATTCGTATCAGCCGAAGTGCCGTTAGTGGTGGTGCCCGAAGCGTAGTTAGCAGCCTTGATCGACTGCGTAACCTTTCCATGTGACCTAAAGTCCATCTGCATGTGAGTGTTCTCCTTGTGTTGTTGGTTGGTGGATCAGGTCTGCGCGGCCAAGCCGGTCGAAGCACAGAACGCTTCGGGATAACGCACGCCCACGTCCACCGTCATGCCAGCGAGGATCTGGGTCTGACGCTTGGTGAAGTTCGTGCCCTCGCGGCTGGCCGCGAGAACCATCGTGCCCCACTCCGCAACCATCGAAGCGGCGAACGCGCCGAGGATGATCTTGTCATTGGGCATCTGCGTCGAAAGGACATAACGATGACCGAGGATGCGCTCGATCGTGCCGCCGTCAACGAACGGACGGACCTTGGGGTTCACGTTCGCGCTGCTCGACACGGTGTCCAGTTGCTTGCGCACCTGACGGAACTGGTTGGGATGCATCGCCCACACGAACTCGCCCACCGTTTGGGCATTGTCCTCGAAGAGCTTGTGCTCCATGTTGATCATCTCGTTGTACGAGGTGGCAGCATCGAGAGCGCCCGTGAAGGACTGGGTGTTGATGCCGGAGGTGTTGAGGATGCCGGTCGGCTGACCAGCAGCGCCCGTGCCGTTCAACACCGCGGCGTCGATCTTGAGGCCAATGTCGCGAGCCAGTTGGGTACGAACCAACTGCTCTGCGCCCGGCGCGCCAAGCTCGATCAGGCGGTTCGACAGCGTGCACAACGCGAAGACGTCGTGCGGGTAGAGGTCGATCTGGCCGAAGCTCATGTCGCCCGAGGTCACGGCCTCGACTTCACCCAGCCAGTACGCCGTCGTCGCGCCAGTGATCTTCGGGATCTGCACCGGCGAGCCCGTCAGGCCACCCATGCGCACGGTGCCGGCCTCGTAGGCCACGATGGCAGCTTGCAGCAGCGGGATGATCTGCGCCGACATGACTTGGTTCGGGACGATGAAGCCGCCGAGCGAGTCGACGGTGGTCACCATGTCCTTCGTCACGACCGCCGAGTCAACGGTGCCGGCGGCAGCCGAGCACATCTCGTACTCGAGCGGCGCGAACTTCGCGACGTTGCCTCGCATCAGGCCGCCAATCAGCTTGGCGAAGGAGAACTCCTTGATCTCCTTGGAATCGTGGGCAAGGCCCGGCACCGCGAAACGGGCCGCCTTAGCGTCGGCTTCACGACGCTGGGCGTCCAGCTTCTCGTCCAGTTGCTTGGCGAGACGCTCGCACAGGGCGGCGTCGCGCTGGTCCAGGTTGCTCTTGAGCTGGCCGATAAGCGCCTGCGACAGCGCCTCGACCGACTGGTTGTTGATTTCCATCTGTCTTTTCCTCTGCGGTCTAGGGTTGTCACAGGGCCCGAGCAACGCGCTCGGCCACCTGCGCGAAGAACGCCGCAGCGTCTTCGCGTGCAGACGACCGCAGAGCGGCCGCCTTATTCTTGGGTTCGCCGGCGATCTTCTCGATCGCGGCCTCGTCGAAACGCTTTTCCAGCGCCTCGATCGAATCATTGAGACGACGCAGGCCCTTGTCCAGAGCCGTGAGCGCAGCAATTTGCGCGTCGAGCGCGGCGACCAACGACTTCACCGCATCGGCCGACATCTCCATCGGCTCCTCTTCCTCGGCCTCCTCGACCTTGACCTCGATATCCACCTTGGTCAGCGTCGAGAACTTGTGCGCCACGAAGACATCCGTCTCCTCGTACTCGCCGTCCTCGTTGGCGCGGTAGATCTTGATCATCGCTGCCGGATCTTCCGAAGTGCCCTGGACGCTGAAGTCCGAGTTGGGCACCTCGATCTTGCCGTTGGTCTCGATATCAACGATCTCGCCATACGCACTGCCGCCGCTCGACTCCCACGTCACGAAGTCGCCGACCTTCAAGGCATCGGCAGCCGCTTTCGACACGCTGCCGCACTCGCACGCCGCCTTCGACTCCTCGGCCGGAGACTCGACGGCCGCCGTGCCTTCGCGGCACATGTTGTAGGCCACCGCGACTACCTGGTCGATCTCCCACTCCGGGTGCTCGTCCATCAGCCTGCGGACCTTCGACGACACGCACTCCTGCAAGGGGTCGGCCGTCGTGGCCGGCGCGGGGTCGCTCTTCGTGGACTTCTTCATCGGATCGTAGGCCCAGTTCTTCAGCGAGATGTCGCGCTTGGAAATCGGGCATGCCTCGCTGACCGGCTCGCCCTGCTCCATGTTCTTCATTCGGGCCACGAACGAGATCGTCCGCTTGGCGTTGTCCACCAGCCGGCGGTCCCACTTGTCCTTCGGCGTCTCGAGCAGCTCGAGGTTGCGCTTGATCACGGCGTCCGCGTCCACGCTCGCCTTGCGGCTGCATTCGTTCGCGTCCCACGCCTTCAGCTCGCTGGCCGACATGTTCACCGCGTCGCGCCACGCGCTGTACACGGCGTCGAGCTCGTCCTGCTCCAGCTTCTCGACCGCGCCCACTGCGAACGTGCGCCTCGTCGGCTGGATGCCGGCCGCGCGCAGCAACAGGTCGTCGGCCATCTCGCGCGAGATCGCACCGCGCTTCACCATGTCCGACATCGCCTTGGCGATCGGGTCGCGCTTGTGCGACTTCGAGAGCAACGCGTTGGGGTTAGCCGGGATCGAGCAGTTGGACAGCTCGAGCTGCTGCTGCTCCTCGTACAGCACGCCGTAGGGGCCGAGACCAATCTCCTTGCGCTCGGCCTCGTTCTTGGGCTTGTACGCGCGCGTGGGCACGAAACCCACGCTCACCGCGCGCAGGCCGCCCTCGTCGATCATCCGCAGCACAGCTTCCGACATCGGGTTCGCCGACTCGCTGAAATAGGTGATCGACTCCATTAGCACAGGACGGCCGGAGTTCTTCTCCCCCGACCAGTCGTGCACACGGCCGATTGGGAATCCGTCGGAGTCGTGGCCCCAAAGCGCGACAGGGTTCTTTTCGAACTCCGTAAACTTCCAGCCGGCGACACGGATGATGTCGCCCATGCGGTCGGCCGTCTCGTCGCTCGCGACGAAACGCCGCGTGCGACCGCCGTCTGCGGCCTTCGACACCGGAGCCGCCACTCCACGAACGTGAATCGCCGACGTGTCGAGCTTGATCGCGAACACGTCCTCTGCCTTCGCAGACGCCAGCTCGGCCGGCGTCGCGATGCCGTTCAGAATGCGCGCCGCCAGTTGCTGGACTTCGCTGTTGTGGATGAGGACTTCCATGCTGGTGTTATACAACCGGCGCGACGACGCACCGGCAGTTGATGACCTCGTCTGCGGCTCCGTTCGGGTCGTTCGGGTAGCGCAAGCCCGGCTTGAACTCTTCGCCAGGCGCAACAACGCGGCCGTCGAGCTCGCGGTGGCTCTCGCGCGTCGTAGCGTCATTCGACGCAACCCAACGCAGGCCCTTCACGCCCTCGGCCTTGTACTCCTCGTACGCCGCAGAGTTGTACGCCTTGCCAGTCTCCGTGCGCGCGATCGTAAGCGCGCGCGCCTCCTTGTTCACGAAGGCCGAGGACAGGCCCTCGTCCAACTCGGGCAAAACCTCGAGCAAGTCCGACGCAAGCTCCGGCGTGCTGGTCGCCGTCGACAAGCGCGTCAGCAACTTGTCGCGGATCTCGTCCGCAAGACGGCTGGTCACGCCCTCCACGATCTGTGCACGCTGATCGGCGATCAGGCGCAGGATGCGCGGGTTCGTCACCTCGAGCTGCACCACGCCAAGAATCTCGGCCGTGTCCGCGAGACCCTCGGCCCACGTCGTCGTCAGGCTAGCCGTGATCAAGGCGTCGAGTTGCTTCGCCCACTCGTCTTGTTGCAGCAGAAGGTAGCGGTCGACTTCCTGCTCGGTCCACGCCTTCACGATCGGCCCGCCGGCAGACTTTAGAGCGTTGGGCCCGTTCTCGGCGAAGTCGCGGATCTTTTCCTTCTGCGCGCGCTCGTAGCGCCGCAGCCACGTCAGGACGTCCGACGCCAGCCGGCGCTCGGCCTTGTCCAAGGTCTTCGCGTAGATCGCCTCGACAAAGGCTACGCGCTCTTCCCGCGTCTCCAGCATCTTCGAGCGAGGTTCAGCCGGCTGCTCGACCACAGGCTCGGGTTCGGGAGCCGGTGCCGGCGGTGGTGCGACCGGCTCGGCGTCGCCGGTGTTCGTGTCGTTCTTCCCAAAGACCGTATTCGACATCGGCACGAACACCGTGCTCGCCGTCTCCACGGTCTCGATCTCGAGGCCCAGCATGCGCGCCGCATCGTTGAACGACAGGCCCACGCCCATCGCCGCTAGATCGGCGGCCAGCTTGTACTTCGCGCTGTGATCCTCTTGCAGGCTGGCGATGCCCGAGTAGTCAAAGCTCACGTAGCAACCGGCCAGCCTCGGATCCTGCAATCGGCCGAGGAAGTGGCTGTTGATCTTCTCGGCCACGGAGTCGAGGTAGCCCTTGATGCTCTGCCAGAACTGCCTGTAGGCCTCGGTGACGTTGTTGTAGGTCGCCGTGTCGTAGTTCCCGATGACCGGCGGCGGCACTTGCAGAATGCTGCACACCGTATCCCGCACCCAGCCCAGCGTCTCGCGCTGAAGCATGTCCTTCGGCGTCGCAGGGTTTGGAACCACGTCGACCTTGCCCGTCAACACCTTGAAGCCGCCGACCACATCCGGGTCGCGC